ACAAGGTTTTCCTGATGAATGTCATGATTTGGCAAATGAGATTGGCCTATCAAACACTAGACAGTACAAAGCTCTTGGAAACGCTATAACCGTTCCAGTTTTTCGTGCTATTGCAGAACGGTTAGATTGTCTCAATGATGAAAAGGAGCTTAATTCTTACACTAAATCAATCTTAGGTCAATTTTATGGGTAAGTGGTATATAATGTTGCCAGATATATTAGTATTTTTTAGTATATTTGGTTTTGGATTCCTAGCCGGAGTCTTTCTTGTACTATTCATTGTTGCTTACAATATAATGAATGGAACTACGTTAACAATTCGTAAAGAGGAGTGCTAATGGAAGGTAACATATTTGAAATTCAGAAGAGTTTAGAAGAAGAAATGACTTACGTTGGAGTTGAAAAATTCCAGAAGCAAGTAAGAGAAGCTAAAACAAAAGGTACAGAGTCTATTACTTTGCATGGAATTTTACTGATGAAAAAGACAGTAGAAGTTCTCAGCAAAGCTATTCATACCTACATAAAAGACGAGGTAGCAAAACCCGGTAGGATGAAGACAGCTAGTCCTTTTCTTGCCATGCTAGATAACGATGTAGCAGCTTTTATATCTCTCAGATCGATAATGGATGGTATATCCAATTCTCAGAAACTCGTGAATCTTTCACATCAGATCGGACGAGCTTTATCGGATCAGGTACGTTTCAATCTTTGGGAAGCTCAAGACAAAGATTATTTCAAAAATCTGGTAGAAAAGATTGGGAAAGTTTCTGCTTCACGACATTATCGGAGGTATGGACTTATTAGGTCTGCTTCTTATGCAATGGGTGAATCCGTTCCAGTGTGGAGTCAGGTGGAGCGTACTCAGGTAGGTCAATTGATGATTGACTTAATTATTCGTTCTACAGGTCTAGTAAAACTTGGCTCAACTAGAACAAAAGGCAAAAAATATTCTTCATACACTTTGCTACCTACTCAGCAAACATTGGATATGATTCAGGATATAATCAATCAAGGAGAATTGCTTTCTCCTGCGTACCTTCCAATGGTTACTACGCCTAAGAAGTGGACAAATAGTAATAACGGAGGATATTTGACTCATCGTGTACCATTTATCAAAGAAACTCATAAAAATGTAAAGAATGACGTTTTTAATGATAAAATGGACATAGAATTTGCTTGTGTTAATGCTTTACAGGAAACTAAGTGGAAAGTTAATTCAAAAGTCTACAAAGTTATGTCTGAAGCTTGGGAGAGTGAACAAGTTATCGGAGGAATGCCAAACCGCAAAGAATTGGTCTTACCTCCTAGTGATATTCCGAAAGATCTCAAAAAAGCAGATATGGACGAGGAAACTCGTATTAAATTTAAAACATGGAAAGGGAAAGCTTCACAAGTTTATGAGGAAAATATTAGGAGAAAATCTCAACTTCTTCAGTTTATGAGGACTCTTAATTTAGCAGAAAAATTTAGACATTTTGATCAAATCTATTTTCCGTATCAGGCAGACTTTAGAGGTAGAAAGTACACAATATCTTCTTTCCTCAGTCCTCAAGGTACTGAACCAGCAAAAGCATTACTAACATTTGCTGAAGGTTTACCAATAGAAGATCAGGAACAAGCTGATTGGCTGGCAATTCATGGTGCTAACTGTGCCGGAGTAGACAAAGTTTCATTTAATGAAAGGATTCAATGGGTAAAAGACAATGAGTTTCATATTCTCAGATCGGCTCAGGAAGGTCTTGATTATGATTGGTGGACAAAGTTTGATGATGCTTGGTTGTTTTATGCATTCTGCTTAGAATGGGCTGGATACACACGAATGGGTTTTGGCTATACAAGTCATCTACCAATTGCATTAGATGGTTCTAACAACGGTTTACAGCATTATTCAGCTATGTTGAGGTGTCCTGTAGGTGGAAAAGCTACGAATCTTACTAAAGAAGAGATTCCGCAAGACATATATCAGGAAGTTGCCGATGTAGTCCTGAAGGAAACTAAACGATTAGCGGATTTGGATGATCCAATAGCTAAACTTTGGTTAGAATCAGGATTCATAAACCGTAAGATGACTAAAAGACCAGTGATGGTTGTGCCTTATGGAGGAACTAGATATTCTGCTATGCTTTATGTAGAAGAATATGTTAAAGATCAACTACGAAAAGGTGCAGATTTTCCTATTCCAGAAAAAGAGAACCTTTCGCAGTATATCAACTGGATGACAACCTTAGTTTGGAAAGCTATTGGAGAAGTGGTAGTTTCTGCACGAGAAGCTATGACATGGATCAGAGAAGTTAGCTCTATGCTCTCTAAAAAAGGTTTCCCTGTTATCTGGTGGACTCCTACAGGACTTTACATCTATCAACATTATAAGGCTTTTAAATGGCGCAGGATTGTGACTACCATTGATGGTAAACTCCTAAAACCTGTGATCTATGAGGAAGATGGTAAGAAAATAGATGTAATCAGATCTGTCAATGGATCTGCACCTAATTTTGTTCACAGTTTAGATGCCTCAGCATTGACAATGACTGTGAAACTATGTAAGCAGGAGAACATTGAAAGTTATGCAATGATCCATGACAGTTATGGAACTCATGCAAATAAAACTCCTATGCTTGCAAAACTTTTGAGAGAAGCTTTCGTAGACATCTATGTTAAGAATGATGTCTTAGGTGACTTTCGGAAAGCTGCTTTAGAAGTCTTAGATGAAGTACCTGAGCCTCCTGAGCAGGGCAACCTTAATATTTACGAGGTGTTACATTCACCTTACTTTTTTTGTTAACAATTCTTTTTGACCACTCTAGATATAAGAAAGGAACCTATGGAAACTATTGAATATGAAGCAATAGAAATACTGAGGAGAGGTGAACCTCTTCCTGCAGATATGTATATAGAACTTAATAATTCTGGAATAGATCCAGAATATCTTATAAACAATTTTAAAGAGGAGGAACCACGAGAAGAAGAAAAAGATGATGGATTAGATCCAATTCAACGAGAAATTCTAAGAGAATTCTCAGATTATTTACCATAACATATAATAAGGAGAACAATATGGCAGAAAAATTAGTAAGTCCACAAGCACGTTGTAAGTGGGTTAATATCAAGCAACCACATCCTGAATATGATGTGTATCAGATTAACCTTCTTCTTCCTGCTAAATCTAAGGAAGCAAAAAGTTGGATGGAACAGATTGATGGTTGGATAGCTGATGAAGTTAAGTCTTCAGGTAAGACGGCATCTGAATATGTTCCTTACAAAGAAGATGGTGATGACATCCTCTTCAAGTTTAAACAGAAAGCTACTATAAAAGGTAGAAGTGGAGAAGCTCGTGAGGTTAAGATCATGGTAGTGGATTCACAGATGAAGCCTTGTAACGTAGACATTGGTTGGGGATCAACGGTCAAAGTCTCCTATTCTCCTATTCAGTATACTGTGAATGGTAAGAGTGGTGTTACTTTGTATTTTAATGCAGTTCAGGTAATCGAACTCGTAGAGTATGAAGGTTCTGAAGGTTCTGTCTTTGGAAAAGAAGAAGGCTTTGTAGCTGAAGAACCTACAGCAAATCCATTTGTTACGGAGGAAGCAGTAACTGCTGATGCGAGTGAAGACGATTTTTAACCGTTACAGATCTGATCTGGAAGGTTCAGTGGCAGATCAATTAGAAAAGCAGAGAGTCGAGTTTGTATTTGAACCTAGCAGAATAAAATATGAGGTTCAAAAAAAGTACACTCCAGACTTTCTGCTTCCTAACGGAATCCTTATTGAAGTGAAAGGATGGTTCAAAGCTGATGACCAGCGAAAGCATAAACTCATCAAAGCTCAACATCCCGAACTTGATATACGATTTGTATTTGGAAGACTCCGAAGTAAAGTTCAAGGAGGTAGGTTTACTTGTCAATCATGGTGTGAAAAGTATGATTTTAAATTCGCAGAATCATTTGTACCTAACGATTGGATTCACGAATAAAGGAGGAGAATGGGAGAACAAAGTCAATGTGTAACACACGCACCCTGCCCACGTTGTAAAAGCATTGATAATCTTGCTGTTTACGATGATGGTCACAGTTGGTGCTTTACTCCGGGTTGTGGTTACAGACAGCATGGAGAACAACCAAAGGAGAACAATTTAATAGAGGAGAAATATCAAATGGAGTTCATTAAAGGAGAAGCAGAACCACTCAAAAAGCGTGGCCTAACGAAAGCCACAGTAGAAAAATGGGGATACCAAGTTGGCGAATTCAAAGGGAAAAAAGTTCAAATAGCCAACTATAAAAAAGATGGTCATGTAGTGGCTCAGAAACTTAGATTTCCTAACAAGGATTTCTTGTTTATTGGCGAAACTAAAGAAGCAGGTCTTTACGGAAAGCACCTCTGGGAAAAAGGGAAGATGATTACCATCTGTGAAGGCGAATTAGATGCTTTATCAGTGTCTCAGGCGCAAGGAAATAAATGGCCTGTAGTATCTATCCCAACAGGAGCTGCAGGAGCAAGGAAGGCACTTCAGAACGACTTAGAATACCTTGAGAACTTTGAGACAGTTGTTCTAATGTTTGATCAGGATGATGCCGGACAAAAAGCAGTGGATGATTGTGTCCAGTTGTTTAGTCCCGGAAAATGTAAGATTGCTTCATTGCCTTTGAATGATCCAAACGAGATGATTCAAGCCAGTAGAGGATCAGAAATAATTAGTGCTATTTGGAACGCAAAAAGCTATCGTCCTGATGGGATTATTGATGCTAAAGATTTATGGGATCTAGTTAGTATTAATCAAGAGGTAGATTCTATGCCTTATCCGTTTAACGGTTTGAACAATATGACACAAGGCATTCGTAAAGGAGAAATAGTAACTATTACAGCAGGATCTGGTGTTGGTAAGAGTCAAGTATGTAGGGAAATTGCGTATTCACTCATGTTACGAGATCAGAAAGTGGGTTACTTAGCTTTAGAAGAAAATACAAAACGTACTGCACTTGGATTCATTGGTTTATACTTGAACAAACCTATACACCTTCAAAGTGTAGAGCATACTGCAGAAGAATTGAAGGATGGTTTTGACAATGTGTTAGGCACTGGAAATCTATTTCTCTATGATCATTGGGGATCAATGGAAATCAATCACCTATTTAATAAAATTAGGTACTTGGTTAAGGGTGTAGGTTGTAGTTATATTGTTCTAGATCACTTGACTATTATTCTTTCTGGTTTAGAAGGTGGTGATGAAAGACGGATGTTAGACTTTGTTATGACAAAACTCAGGAGTCTAGTGGAAGAGCTTCAATGTTCACTGATTCTTGTTTCTCACTTACGAAGACCGTCAGGAGACAAGGGACATGAAGAAGGAGTTCGGACATCGTTGAATCAACTTAGAGGTTCACACGGAATCGCACAACTTTCAGATATAGTAATTGGTTGTGAAAGAAACCAACAAGATGAAGAAAATCCAGACTTGACTACAGTTAGAGTTCTCAAGAACCGTTGGTCAGGTGATACAGGAATTGCAGATACTCTTCATTACTCCAAAGAAACTGGACGTATGGTAGTTGCTGCTTCTCCTGATGAGGCTAAATCTTATGGGTTTGAAAAAGAGAATAAGGAGGACTTCTAATGAAAAACATAATACTAGATCTGGAAACCGATGGGCTTTTAGATACAGTTACGAAAGTTCATTGTCTTGTGTATAAAGCTGATGACCTGATCACAGTTGCAACTACGGAAGAGCAGATTGCAAAAGCTCTTGATGTTCTCCTGACAGGTCAGGTCATTGGTCACAATGTCTTAGGATTTGATTTAGAAGTTTTAAGACGTTTGTATGGTTTTGAGCTTCCTGTAGCACAAGTAACAGACACCCTTCTTCTTAGTCGTTTGATCCATGCAGATCTTAGGACTGAAGATTCCAAAGTAAAGCGACTTGAACCTAAATTCTTTGGTTCTCATTCCCTTAAAGCATGGGGATACCGTTTAGAGAATAACAAAGGTACATACGGAGCCACTGATAATGCTTTTGAGAAGCTATCTCAAGAGATGATCGATTACTGTGTTCAGGATGTGGAACTAACGGATATTTTATGGAAAAATTTAAGCCTCCGTTTACCTAGTGAAAATAGTATACGATTGGAACATAATATAGCTGAACTTTGTAACATACAGGAGCGAAATGGCTTTGCATTCAATGAAGAAAAAGCTAGTGAATTATATCAGAAACTGGCGCATCGAAGGGAAGAGTTGGCTGATCAACTCAAGGAAGTCTTTGGATCATGGCTTATCAATGAAGGTCTACGGAGGAATGAACTTTATTCTAAAGTTAAAATTATTGAGTTCAATCCTAATTCACGTCAACACATTGGGAAGCGACTCAAAGAACTCAGAGGTTGGAAACCCAGTGAGTTTACTCCGTCAGGAGAAGCTAAGGTTGATGAGACTGTTCTCAAAAAGTTAGAGTATCCAGAAGCTAAGTTAATG